AGCGCGCGGTTCACGCGAGCACCTCGGCATTGATCGCCCGGAAGTCGTCGGCGGTCTTCTCGCTCTCGGCTGCCCACTGATCGCAGCGAGCAGCCTGCCGCATCCAGCGCTCATAGCCAGCACGGTCGCCGAATCCCAGCGCCGCGTCGGCCTTCTTGCGGTCGGATCTCGCTTCGGCGCGGTATCTGGCTGCCTGTGCTTCGGCCTCTGCGACGTGGCGGGCCGTGAATGCTGCGATGTTCATAGTGTCCTCCCTGGCGGCTGGGGTGCCGGCGTGGAGACAAAGTTAGCGGAGCTATCGTCAAAGTCAAGAGCGCTGCTAAAATATTTGGTGAACAAATGTTTCTGTGGGCGGATGGCATGCTGGCAAAACTTGCGAGGGCTCTTGCGTTGTCGTGTTAGCGGTGCTATTCTGTCAACCATGAACACGAACCCCCTAATCAAAGCAGCAGTCGAAGCGATGGGCGGCAAATCGGCACTAGCTTCTGCCCTTGCTGTAACTGCTCCGTTGGTCCACCAGTGGGCAAGCGGCTTGCGCCCTGTCGCTGGGCACCACTGCCCCGCGATCGAGCGGCTGACCGGCGTACGCTGCGAAGAGCTGCGACCTGATCTCCATTGGCTGCGCGACGAATCTGGAGCAGCGACTGGCTATCAGGTTCGAGTTCGCGCCGCATGATCCTCTCCCCCGCTCAAATAGCCGACGCCCGTGACTGGGCAAAGACCCGGCGGGCCTTCGACACCGATGGCCTTGCGCGCGAGCTAGCCGAGAACGGCGTGGACGTCGGCGCGCACAACGAAGCCGGAAAGCTGATTGCCCGATGGGTCGCTGCCGGCGAGGTCAAGACAGCCGGCGGCTCGCGTCAGTCCCGCGCGTACAGGTGGCTCCATGCAAGCGCTGAGTGAGTACGAGCTCCGCCACCTGGCCGTGATGACTAACCGGCTGGCCGCGATGGATGGTCGCGCGCTGTTTGCCGGCATGCAGCAGACGATCGCACTGAAGCGGTTCCGAAGTCTCGACTATCCCCCGATATGGCAGGCGGTGCAGAACCTATGGCGCTACGCCCGCAGCATGCACACGATCCGCGCCGAGCTCGCGCGCCGGGGCCTTTCATGAGCCTGGGCAGCAGCGAGCGCATCACCGCAGCACAGGCCGAGCGCTTTGGCCAGATCAAGGCCGGTCGCTGCGTCGCGTGCTGGCAGCGCGGCATGGTGACCATCGGATGCGATGCGCATCACCTGCTGTCTGGCGGGCGCCGGATCGGGCACGAGGCGAGCGTGGCGCTCTGCCTTTGGCATCACCGCGGCCACCCGCTGCCGGGCGTCACGCCGTCGCAGATGCGGTTTCAGTACGGCCCGAGCTTGATGGACGGCAGCAAGTCGTTCCGCGCCGCCTACGGCACCGACGAAGAGCTGCTGCAGCTGCAGGAACAGATGCTGCGGGGTGAGGCATGACGCGCGCCGAGACCCTGCAGCGCATCGCCGCCGCCCTCGCCCACTGCGAGCGCGAGCACACGCAACAAGAGATCGAAGCCGCGGCCCTGGCGCTGCGGCTGCATGACCGGTGGCCGCCTGTGCAGCAGGAGCTGTTGCACGCGGCCTGAGCGACGCCACCCGCCTCACCCCGGAGTCATGACCGGGGGACAGCCTGACCCTGCAGGTTGGCGGTGTTGGTTTTCAGGGTGACAGGTGAGGTTCATGGCAAACGACTGGATCAAGATGCGCTGCGACCTGCAAACGCATCCGAAGGTTGTCCGCATGGTGTCCGCAACTGGTGCGGACAGATTCCGCGTCATCGGCGGACTGCATGCGGCGTGGAGCGTTTTTGATGTGCACTGCACCGACGGAAAGCTGACCGGCTACACGCCGGAGCTGCTCGACCAGATCATCGGCTGGCCTGGCCTTTCTGGCGCGATGCTTTCCGTCGGCTGGCTTGGCTTCGACGGCGAAGCCCTTGTAATGCCTGAGTTTTCTGAGCACAACGGTAAGGGTGCGAAGCGCCGCGCCGAGGACACGAAGGGCAAGCGCGAGCGCAGGGAGTCCGCAAAGTCTCCGCAGGAAGTCCGCGACATGTCCGCAAAAGATGCGGACAAATTGCGGAGCAGAGAAGAGAAGAGAAGAGAAGAAGAAGATCAAGAGCTATGTCCGAAAGCTGCGCCTTCGGACCAGCCCGCGGACGAAATCGCCAAGGCCAAGGCCGAGCGCGCCGAACGGCTGGCGGCTGTCACCGAGGACGCGATCGAGACCTTCAACGCCGCGCCCTTCACGGTGGCTCATGGCGGCAGGGTGCCGAACGTCTCGGCAGTCAACCGCGAGAAGCGCAGGCAGCAGGTCGGGCGGTCGATCCGCGTCGTGCGCGAAATCTGCGCCGCCGAGTTCGGCAGCCCGGCGATCACCCGCGAGTTCTGGACCGCGTACTGGCAGATCGTCAACTGCGATCCCTTCGCGTCCGGGCGGCAGGCCGGCAGCGGCGCGCACTTGAACTGGGCGCCGAGCTTCGAGTACCTGACTCGACCCGACACGATCACCGCGATCTACGAGCGCGCGGAGGCCGCGGCATGAGCAGCCTGACAGCCGAGCGTGAGGTTGTGGGCGCCTGCATTACGTCGCGGGAACGCCTTGAGCAGGTGCGCGGGTGGCTGTTGCCTGAGCATTTCGAAGACAAGTGGCTTGGCGCGCTGTATGGGCACGCCCTCAGCTTGAAGCCTGAGCAGATCGATCCGGTGACCATAGCGGAGACGGCCGCGGCCGTTGGAATCGATCCGTCTGATGTGATCGAGCTATCCGCGGGGGCCTACTTCTTCGGATCCACGGCTTGCCATGCCGAGCTGATTGTCGCTGCAGCGAAATGCCGTGGCCTGCGCGAAATCGGCCAGCAGCTGGGAGATATTGCCTACTCGCAAGGCGCCGAAGCGGCTGCGACCTGGGCGCAAGGAAAGATCAACGCTGTCTGCGCGTCGTCTTCAAGGGCCGGGCCTGTCTCGGCGAAGGAAGGCTTGCGCGAATGGCATCGGGAGTTCATGCAGCGTGCATCTGCCGGCCTGGAAGTGACCGGGCTTGTCACGCCATGGGCGGAAGTCAACGCCATCACCAAGGGGCTGCAGCCGGGTCGGTTCTATGTGATTGCTGGCCGGCCCGGCATGGGCAAGAGCGTCTTCGGCGAGAACCTCACCACGTTCAACGGACTGCAAGGCGGGCATCCGCTTGTCTTTTCCCTTGAAATGAGCCGCGCTGAATGGTGGCAGCGCGCGATTGCTCAGCTTGGCCGCGTCGATCACGAGTACCTGCAGTCGCCGGCCGGCGTCTTTGAAGATGCAGATTTGTACGCCGATCGCGTCGCTGCCGTGGTGCCCAGATTGACGGAAACGGCGGTCGAGATTGACGAAGAGCCGAGCCTCACCCTGCAGCAGATCGAGGCCAGAGCCGAGAGAGCCCACATGCGAAGGGCTCTTAGCATGGTGGTTGTCGATCACATCCACATCATGGGTCGGCCGCGAAAAAACGACGTGAGCGAGCTGGGCGAGATCAGTGCCGGACTCAAGCGCTTGGCGAAGCGGCTACAGGTCCCCGTGGTCGGCCTGGCGCAGCTGAATCGCGCGAACACCGACAGAACCAACAAGCGACCGACGATGGCCGACCTGAGAGGGTCCGGTGACATTGAGCAGGACGCCGATGTGATCCTGCTGGCGCACCGCGAGGACTACTACCGGCAGCAGGGCGAGCCGCGAGATCACTTGCTTGAGCTGATCGTTGCCAAGCAGCGCGGTGGCAAGTCTGGAATGACGATCAATCTGCGCGAGCGTTTCGACCAGATGCGCGCCGATGACTGGGACGGGATGTTGCCTGAGCGCGAGGCGCCCAAGGTCGGCGGCAAGAAGCTGGCGAGGGCCGCCTGATGGCCGAGTTCATCCTCCACAAGGACGCCGGCCGGGCCCTGGTGCTCGCCAACGCGGTCGCCTTCCTGCAGGGCTTGTCCGACACGAAGGCTTGGCGAATCGAGGTCAAGCAGTACCGCCGACCCCGGTCCTGCGCCGCCAATGCGTATTACTTCGGCTGCGTGCTGCTGACCATCGTCCGCGAGCTCGGGCACACGTCCGAGGACTGGCACGAGTACCTGTGCGGCGAGTTCTTCGGCTGGCGGCAGATCGACATGGGCGCGCGCCAGATCAGTCGCCCGATCCGAACCACAACCGCGGACGAAGGCGGCCGGCGCGATGTGCTGGACACTGCACGGTTCTGGCAGTTCGCCGACTTCGCGATCCGACAGGCAGCAGCAGCCGGGGTGTACGTGCCCGGCCCCAACGAAATGACCGGAGACAACCGATGAGACTGGACCCGCTGAGGGTGTGGAAGATCGAAGGCAAGGACTACACGGAGCGACGCATCGCTTGCCGGCTTGGCCTTGGCATGGATGCCGCGCGCCGGAGGATCGCTGCGGTGCTTGCGACTGGCGCCGGCCTGACATGGGCAGCGTTGCGGTCGGTGCGGTACTTCATGCGGGGTGCGGCATGAAGGCCATGAAGGAGCAAGACCGCGCGCGCCTGCGACGCATGGCAAGCATGTTGGCGCAGGACAACGCGCGCCGCGTCAGCCTAGCCGAAGCAATCTGCCGCGAGGCCGCCGAGGGGCACATCACCCGCCGCGAGTGCCTGGCGCTGATCAAGCCCACGGCAAACACCGTCGAGCGCAAGGCCTTTGCCGACGCGATGAGCCGGCTGATTCAGCAGGGCAAGGTCCGCGAGCGCCCGATGATCCCGCCTGCTGGCCGGGCCGTCAGGGTCGAGCCTGTCATGGTGCTGGAGGTGGTGCCGTGAGCGCCCGCGAAGCCGCGCTCGCAGCGCTCGCCGAAGGCCGGGCGCTCACCGCGATCCGACTGTCTGCGCTCACCGGGCGCGGCGAACGCTACTGCAGCAACGTCCTCGGGCGCCTGCACGCCGAAGGTCTGACAGACCGCGAGCCGTACCGGAGTGGAAAGGGCGGATGCCCAGCGTGGGAACACCGCAGCCCCAAGCACCCTAAACCCAAACCCTGCTGCCCTCACTGTGGAGGTGAGCTTTGAGCAAGATCCCGAGTGACACAGTACAGGCCGCCCAGCGCCTGCTGGCAGAGCGCGAGCGCGTCGGCTTGGCGAAGTACGGAACCACGGTCGACCGCACCGACCTGCAGGCCGGCGACTGGCTGCAGCATGCAATCGAAGAGGCATCCGACCTGCTGCTGTATCTGATCAGGCTACGGGAGCGGATCATGCGGGAGAAGGAAGACGCCGACCGCGCCGCCTACCTCGCTCGCTGGGCCAATGCGCCGGCTGAGGCGACGCATCTGGTGCAGGACGACGATGGCTTTTGTCGATGGTCTGCTGGCTACCCGGAGCCAGTGGCAGGCGGTTGGATCGTGAATCTGCCTTTCTTGGCGAACACTGGCTGGGCATCGGCCGGACAAAACCTCCTCGGCCGCGTCGCCTGCGAGCCGCGCCCGGAGGTGCAACCGTGAGCGGGCACACGGAGGGTCCATGGGCGCTGTCCTACGACACGGGCAGCACGCGCGACGTTGTCTCCGCGGACGGCACGCCGATTTGCACAATCCGGCAGGCGTGGGTAACGCGCGAGCAGTACCGGGCGAATGGGCATCTTGTCGTGGCGGCGCCGGCTCTGCTCAAAGCCTGCAAGCGCCTCGCCTGGGTGCTCCAGAACGGCGGCGATGAATCCGAGTTCAACGCAGCAATCCGGCTGTACAACGAGGCAATGGCGATTGTTGACGGCGAGTGCGAAAAGCTTGGCGAGCCGCGCCCTGGGGCGGAGGGGGAGCGGTGAGCGGCGCGCACTACTACAACGAATGGGACGCCTACGCATCGCAGTGGCTGCGAAACCTGATCGCGGCCGGGCATCTGCCGGCCGGCGAGGTAGACGAAAGGAGCATCACCGATGTTGCAGCAGATGACCTTACCGGGTTTCGACAGTGCCACTTCTTCGCCGGCATCGGAGGCTGGGCGCTCGCTGCCCGGCTCGCCGGCTGGCCCGAAGAGCGCGAGCTGTGGACCGGATCGTGCCCGTGCCAGCCGTTCAGCGTCGCTGGTAAAGGCGCAGGACACGCTGATGACCGGCATCTGTGGCCCCACCAGCTTCGCCTGCTACGTGCCAGGCGGCCCGCTGTCTGGATGGGAGAGCAGGTTGCGGCAGCGGTTGGCAAGGATTGGCTCGACGGAGTGCTCGCTGACCTGGAAGGCATCGACTACGCCGGCCGGGCGGCCGTTATCCCGGCTTGTGCCGTCGATGGGCCGCACCGTCGAGATCGTCTCTGGATCGTCGCCGAGCGAGATGGCGCTGTGGGTGACGGCCAGCGCCCGCGACTGGAAGGACACGCCGGGCATAGCCACGCAGCGCGAGGACGGTCGCAGTCGTGTGGATCAGTTGCCGAGGCAGGTGGCGGCGGCGCTGTGGGCCACGCCGACCAGCTTGGCGCCAGCGAAGAACGGCAACAACGAGGCTGGCAACTCGGCGGGGCTGGTGTCGATTCGGGCGCATGCGTTGGCGGCGCTGTGGGCGACGCCGACAGTAGCCCAGCCGGGCGGATCGCCGGAGGCTTTCTTGGCACGCAAGGCTGCGCTGAACGGAGCCTGCGGTGTCAGCCTGACGGATCTGCGGATGCAGGCGCAGGTCGCCTGCTGGCCGACGCCGACGGCATCGCTTGCGGACAAGGGAGTGCGCTCGACAGAGGGCGCGATACGCGAGGCGGCGCGCTCGCACGGTCCGGACTTGGCAGCGGTGACGGCGGCAGTGCCTGGGCTGGCGCCGGCTGGATCATCGGCCACGACGGAAAAGCCCGGCGCGTTGAACCCGGCATTCGTCTGCTGGCTCATGGGGTTCCCGCCCGAGTGGGACGCCTGCGCGCCTACGGAAACGCAATCGTCCCGCAGGTCGCGGCAGAAGTGATTGCGGCCTACATGGAGTGCAGGCCGTGAGCATCTACAGCCAGCCGATCCAGTACCCAACGCAGCCCGAGAACGCCATGCGCGCGCGGGCAGGGGAAAGGCCGCTGTGCTTCGACAGGCCGGACTTTCCGTCCGGCCCGATCGAGCACGCGCGGAATTGCCGCAGCGTGACGGATTGGCTCTTGTCGAATCCGCCGCGGCGACCGCCGTGCGACTGCGGGGCCAAGCCACAGCTCCGCGCGATGTCGAGCGACTGCAAAGCTTGGGCGGTGCATCCAAACGAAGACCCCGCTACCGAGTCGATCCCCGGCCGCGAGGGCTGGCGGTGCTGGGGCTGCCGGCACATCCCACAAGGCCCGCGCGTGATCGAGCGCGCCAAGCAAGCGGAGGCCGCATGAGCGAATACATCCAGTCTGCGATTCTGGTCATGTTCTACAACTTAGCGCTGCTCGCGGGGTGCGCGTACTTGGTGGTCTCGCACGGGTGGTCAGCTTGGTGGTTTGTCTTGGCCTACTTCCTCCGCGCTGGGCTTGATGACGGCGACAAGGCCAAGAAACGGGAGGAAGCATGATCCTCGCAATTGACCCCGGCCCGACTGAGTGCGGATGGGCCGTCCTGTCCGGTCGTGTCGTGATGCAGTCGGGCGTCTGCGACCTGCAAACGATGCTGGCCATGATCCGCGGCGCTTGCCAGCAGACACCGCAGCCGACGGTCGCCATCGAGATGATCGCGAGCTACGGTCGCCCGGTTGGCGCGGAGGTGTTCGAGACCTGCGTGAACATCGGCCGCATGGTCGAGGCCTGCGCCGAGCGCGGAGTCTCGGCGGTGCTGGTGACTCGGCTGGCGGTCAAGCAGCACGTCTGCAACAGCGGCGCGGCAAAAGACCCCCACATCCGGCAAGCCCTGATTGACCTGCTGGGGCCGCCGGGCACGAAAGCGGCGCCCGGCCCGACCTACGGCGTCAAGTCGCACGCATGGCCCGCGCTGGCCGTCGCTGTGACCGTCGCAGGCCTGCAGCCGGAGGGAATCACCCGTGCAGCCTGACAAGCAGCAGCACAAGCAGCAGCACAAGCAGTGCCCATTCTGCGGCGCACACGGTCTTTTTGTTCTGCAGGAGCCGCGATGGGGATCTGTCCAGTGCAGTGATTGCGAGGCGCGCGGCCCAGAGGTCCGGGTTCAAACGTGCCGGGCGATCCAGTATCCCGGCCGGCCGCCTATCAACCCCGACAACACCGGCCCCGAAGAGTGGGCAGCCGACGCCGAGGCTCGCGCTTGGGCGGCATGGAATAAGCGACATGAAGCCTGACCAGCCCGATCTATTCGCCCCCAAGCCGCAGCCCGTCGAGCCTCGCCTCGGTGACTGCTTCCTCTGCTGCGGCGAGCGCATGTGCGACCACCCCGAACTCTGCTACCCGCCCCAACTGCCCGAGGAACGCCGCCTATGACCGCAATCAACACCTTCGGCGCCTACGTCGAGACGCGCCTCGCCGCTTGGGGCCGGGAGTTCGCCCTGCACCGCGACTGCGAGTATCTCGGGCACCAGAGCAAGAACATGCTCCAAGTGCTGATCGAGCATCACGGGGAGATGCCGCCGCGGCCGACCGGCTACAAGCCGCTGGAAGTCGACCAAGAGGCGTTTCAGGTCGAGGTCATGATCAGCGAGCTGGGCATCACCCGGGCCAAGGCGGCCAACGTCCTGCGGGCATGGTACGCGGGCCGCGGTCGGGTGCAGGTCGAGCGGCTGGAGACGGCATGCGAGCTGATCGGGCACAAGATCTCCCGCGCGCAGTATCGGGCGCTGCACGACATCGGATTCGCGCACATCGAAGGGCAGTTCATGGCGCTGGCGCGGCCCGCTTGACGTGGCAGCCGTCGGGTGTTGAAATTGCGGCACGCTGGCGGAATTGCCGGTGAATCAATCCCAAGAAGCCCCGCCATCCGGCGGGGCTTTTTCGTTTCTGCAGCCATGGCGCACAAAGCGCCACCCGCTGGCCGGCGAGTGCGGGCCGACTTCACGGACAACCCCGGCAGCCGGGGCGCGGGCCTCCCGCGTCTGCGGACTGGTTTCGACTGCTGTCCCGTATTCCTCTGCAGTCGGTGTTGTTTCCGGCGCAGCTTCTGGCGGCGTCACTGTCGCCATCTGGGTGCTCAAGGCGCAAAAGCGAATCCACGGCCTGGAGCTTCGGATCCAGCGGCAAGAGGACAAGGCAGTCCAAGAGCCAAGGTTCGAGAAGGAGATGCGCGATCTTCGATCCTTCATCGCCGACCTTTTCCACGAGCTTGAGCAGGACTTGGAGCCCTTCAAGCAGGCCGTCACGATCCTTGCCGATCGCGAGGGCCTGAACGTCACTGACTACAAGCGCGTCAACGCACGGCTCAAGCCGCGTGCCGACTGACCGCCATGAGGACCTTGCCAGCCTGCTGAAAGCGCTGCGGGGCACAAACACAACGACAGTCCAGATCAACGCCGGCGGCGTTGGGGTCTGGCTGTGCACCACTGCGTTGGCCATCGTCTGCGCGCTTGCCATCGTCGGGGCTTTCCTGTCCCGCGAAGAGGCGAGCCGACGCGACGCGGAGATCCGCGAACTGCGGGCCGAGGTCAAAGCGCTGAACGACTACCTCGCGGCGATCTACATGCAGGCGCCGCACTTGCGGCCAAAGGCTGACGAATGACCAGCAAGCGCCCGATCATCATCATCACCCCGCCGCCGGTGAACTCCCGCATTTATGCGAGCGAGCGCCAGGCGAACACCGAGCGCAAGTTCGGCAGCGGCAGCAGCTACTACCTCGCGCACTTGGACGACGGCGGCACCGTTCGCCCGCTGCTGTTCACCGAAGACCAGATCGCCGTTGCGCTTGATCGTGCTGCCAACAATCCCGAGGACGTGGCACCGGCCGCGCGGCTGCCGTTCTCGCTGTGGCTGCGCAAACGCTTGGGCCTGCTGTGAAAGGCACAACGAAAGTCATAGGCGGCGGCGCGGCTGCCGTCATTCTCGGCGCATCCGCTCTGCTTGTGACGCAAGAGGGGCTTGTACTGAGCACCTACGCTGACCCCGTATGGGGCGAGCGTGTGCCCACTGCATGCGTCGGCGAGACCGGTTCGCATATCCGCATGGGCCAAACCTTCACGCGCGAGCAGTGCATGCAGATGCTCGGCCGCCGCGTCGAGCTGTCGTGGTCGCGCATCGAGCGCTGCCTGCATCGGCCGGTGCCGGTCAACGTGGCGGTATCGCTGGTCGATCTTGGATACAACGTCGGCGAGCAAGCCGTCTGCAGCAGCACGATGGTGCGCCAGATCAACAGCGGCGAGCCGCCCGCGGTTTACTGCGAGCAGTTCCGCCGCTGGGTCTTTGTGGGCGGGCGAGACTGCCGCGACCCGAGCAACAACTGCCGAGGCATCGTGACGCGCCGCGAGCACGCGCGCGCTCTGTGCTTGGGTCAAACGCCCGTACCGGGCTAACTGGAGGCCACATGCGCTACCTGATCCCCCTGGCCCTGCTGGCCCTGGCTGGCTGTGCGAGCACGCCGGATGCGAACTACAGCGCCTACATCGAAGCGCACAACCTGATCCCCCTGGCCCTGCTGGCCCTGGCTGGCTGTGCGAGCACGCCGGATGCGAA